ATTTCAAATTTTCTAAAGACTGTATCAACTTCGCCCTGGGCATTTTCACTAATACATATTTCTGCAATGTGCCTGGCATTAAACCGTAGCCCGTCTTTATCCATATCGACAAACAATGCCGCTGTGCCAAAAACCACGAGGTCATAAAACAACTCATGTATTTCTTGTTGAAAGTTAGATCTATTAAATGCCTGGTACATTTGATCCAGGCTTAATTCTAACCATTCATTTGCCGCATCATCTTTTTGCAGCCCAGGATCTCTATATCGCATAGAAAACCAAGGGGTAACTGGACTAGTCAACATACTGTGCAATGAGGACGCTAATAATTCTACTGCATGTATGGCCGTGCCATCATAAATTAATTCTGTACGTTTATCGCCTTGGGTACGTTTTTTTGTAATGTCAGCTTTTCGAGGCAGCATATAATCGGCTAGCTCTTGCCAATGCTTTTCCCAATTTGATCTCTGTGTCTGTAGCGTTTTGTATCGCTCATCCAGCTGTTTTATGCGTGGAGATACTAGCATTACATCAATCCATAACTAGAAATAATAGATTTCTTTTTTTTACGCAAACCAGGGGTTAAACCTTCTAAAGATTTACCATGTGTGCGACCAGCCATCTTTTGATTAAGACGCTCTAAGGGATCTACATTCATCGCCATTTTTTGTTTTGCTGGCTGTGAAGAAGCAGCGCCCATTTTACCAGCCTGGTTTCTATACATCATGTAAGCAATCCACCGCCCATTAATGACCTACGGGATCTCGTGGGTGCAGATGTTAATAAACCTTTTGATGTGGTTTTAATTGTGGATCTTCTACCTTTTTTACGGATTGTATCGGCGACATCTTTTTCTGCATCACCTGTTGCACCAGCCTCTAATGTATCAGCCTCTTCTTCGGCTCCCACCGCTGTGGTTGTTCCAGCACCCGTATCAGGTGTTGTTGGTGCATTTTCACCTTCAGTTGATGTATCTGGTGTTGTTTCTGGCGTTAACTTAACAGGATCTGTTGTTTGCGCTGGTGGCGGCGGCGTTGGTTTTACTGGTTCTGCTACTGTTTCTACAGTGGGCGCAGCTGCCGCTGGTGCTGATGATGAACCACTATCGTTTTGATTTTGTGCTTGCATTGCTTCCATTGCTGCTTTTGATCTAGCCGTCCGTTCATTGTAATCATCTATACCAGCCTGACTAACACCAGTGGTATTACCAAAACCAAGCGCAATATCCGATAAAATGTTTTGCGTTACACGACCCGTTCGTGTGCTAGGATTAGACCTATTACTACTTGTATTACGATCAGACGCAGCCGTGTTGCTACTTGTTGCAGCCCTAAAGCTATCCCTTACACCCGAAAAAAAATCTCTAATACCCATATCTTACCTCATGCAGCGAAAGGATTATAATCCATAATCGCCGTTTTTTGTGGTGGCCGACCATTAAATGATCGTGTCTCACGCAATCCCACCGCTAAATATCGAAACCCATCAGCCGCATGTGATGACCAATCATGCACTGGTGTATTTCTAAAACTTCGTAATCTTTCGTTATATGCTCGATGATACTGCCTCAGTGCCTCTAAACCAGGCTTACATAAGTCCTGATCAAACCAACACCTGGGCAACAACATCTTTGCCGCATGAATACCATCCTCAAGAGGTAACTTAGGAACAACCCGAAAGTTAATTCCTAAATCATATGCCGTCTCTCTGCGGCTCTTGCCTGTACTTAATTCGCGTACCTCAATGTCATGGGGCGCATTGTGTTCCCCATATAAATACCCCTTATCTTGTAAAACCTTTACATAGTGGGGTAATCCCTCACCCCTATTTTCATAGAAGTCTATTATATGTATTGCACGGCCAACCTTCTGTAAAAACCAAATCACCGTGCTATCATTCACACCCAGATCCCAGAAAGTATCTACCCTCACACTAGGATCATACGGCACATTCGTGATGCGACCAGCCTCATGTACATCTTGCAATTCACCGCCATACACAGCACCTGGCACATTCGCTACCCAACTACACTCATACTCCTGAGCATACTGATCAGCCGTCATCATAGACTGTGCAGCCTCTAATTCTTCCTTATCCAATATCCCCGTATCACTCGCCTTATACAAAGCCGTGTGCCAATCAGGTTGACCATCAGCCGCGTCATACAAATCAAAGAACGAATTGTGACCCCTGGGCGTTCCAATGAATAATGCCCATCCCTTACGATCACTCAGCGCTGGGCGAATAATCTCAGGAAATAAACTCTCAGGCATGTCAGCCATCTCATCCAAACAAGTGCCATCCAAATATATCCCACGCAAACTATCAGGGTTCTCAGAACCTAATAACTGTATCCTCGCACCATTAGGTAAATCAGCCCTCAACTCAGTCTCGTGAAACCTCACCATCGGTATCGCACCAGCAAACTGCTTTAAATAATCCCAAGCAACCGCCTTCGCCTGTCTATAGGTAGGGGCAATATAAGCGTACCTGGGGTTAGGCTTCGTATTAAGTATAGCATCCCTAAGTAAATGATTAATGGCCATCACCGTCTTACCAAAGCGTCTGTGACACACCACAACGCCCCAGCGCTTCTGTGCTAGCTCGTTATGCAGTGACTGCTGCAATGGTCTGGGAGAGTATGGTATCTCGATGTGCATGTGGGACAGTATCTTATCTGGGGTTATTATACGTTAGAGTCGGGCGGCCAGTTTTTCGGGGGGTGGGGGGTGGCCGACCCGTAAATTTATGGTGCAATAGGGATCGTATCCCTCACTGTAGAATAATAATATCAAGCACTTAGCTTAACAGGTGCCTAGCCTGGTGCCTAACGCTGTGGATTTACATATCAAAAACAAAAAGAAACTTTGGGGTATGCCTTGTGCGCGCGACCCCTGTCTCAGGCTGTGGTATATATATAATATTCCCCACTCATCCCGATGCTTCAGCAGTAACTTCTCCACCTTCCCACTTCAATGTGATCTGGCCTGTCTGTTGCTTATCATCTGCTTTGTCTCTCAACCCTAGCGGTTGCATCTGCCTGATATGCTTATCCTTATGATCAGCTTCTAAGCGTCTACGTTGTACCTCAGCCATTGCTAGCTTTGGATCCTCTGGCAACGGTGCTTGCACTAGATCTAATATCTGATCTCTCATCACCTCGCACTGCAAGCTTCTAGCTGTTCTGTATTGCACATGAGCATCATCGTCTTCTCGAACATGACGCAGTACTGTACGCCAGCCTGGTAGATGACCTGATGTATCACAGATGCGTGTGAGGCTTTCACCTTCAGCAATCCGATCACAGATCTCTTCCATTTGTTTTTCAGTGATATTTCTCTTTGGCATAGAACCTCTAAAAAATACCCCGTAGCGATATCCTGGAAGAAAGCAAAAGGACTACTAAGACTACGGGGCCAGTTATCGAGCAGTAAACAGGGAGGTGTTTCCTATTCGTAAATGTGGCTTGGTGGTACAATAAAGATCGCGACAACCTTGGAGAACTAATGTTCGACCACCCAGTTATTATGGTTGCACAATACTCGTTGAGATCTGCTTTTCCCAATGAAGATAACTGTGCCACATTATACTAAATCTTTACTACATTTCGCGCATTCGTACAACATCTAGTTTGTATTTCATGCATTTTAGACTGTATGTGTCAAAACACTGAAGCTAACAATTCTTCCTCTTCGAAGTACTTCATATTATACCAGGTGCGTATGAGTGCATCCATGTATCTACGCTTGATCTGCCTACCATCTCGTAAGCCTTGCATTCTCGCTATCTTATCCCACTTAGCACCACGTTCTCTAAATGCTGCTGAGTGTGCTACTGCCCACACTAACCGCCTATCATCTGCATCCATGTGCTTTATGCCTAGAGACAATGCACGATCAAAGTCATCTACTTGTTTCGGTGTGGCTCTGGGTAATCCAGGTTCGAACTCACTGTACCCGTATGCTTTCCACGATTGAGGATAGTCTGGCCAACTACACATCTTTTGCTTACGAATAGCAGCTGGTAGTTTACGCTCCGTCTCAGCTGCCTCGAAGAACAAATCATTTAGCTGCGCTACGTCTGGTTTATCCACAGAGAATTATCCCAAAGAAAAAAAAATGATCTATACTATGATAATCATAAGCACTTATCAAAAGATCCATATGGATGATCTTTTGAAGTGCTTTAAATTTAACTGATGATTAGTGCTTATCATAAGCGCTTATGATATACTATGTAGTGGCTACGCCAATTTTAAAAGCATGATTCAAAAGCCGTCAATCCCCTAAATTATCAACAACGCGATGCCTAACGTTTAGCAACGTCTTGAGGCAATAACGGAGAAACTTTTTTTACTTTTTGTTTCTCCATCTCATCTAAAACGCTCATAACCTGATCCCAATCGTTCTCATCAAGACCACGACACAAGCGCAATATCTCTGCTACTTCACTGTCCATCGTCCATAACTTTCTTACCAAGATCTTCGAATGCTATTTTAAATCGTCCTTCTAATTCTAAAAATTTATTTAGTTGCGCTTTTTCTACGTCTTCAAATGGCAACATCAAATTATTGCATTCCATGTCAGAAACTTTGTTTCTTATTGCCCACTTAATAAAAAAAATATCATCAATATCAAATTCCATATTAACTTTCATCATTATCTCCCAAGATTGTTTTCATGCGGAATGCTACTCTGCGTAGTTCTTTTTCCATTTGTGGCTCGATAAACCCCGTAAATAATGGTCTTCTGTCTTTGGCCTGTTCTGCGTCACCAGCAACTAGGGCAAATGTTTTATCCCTGGATGACAACTCAAACGTAATATGACCCACTGTGATGCGCTCTCGCTGCGTGTCTGGGTGTCTGCGCTTGGCTTTAAGGGTGTGCGTACTCATCCCGTGCATTCCCCATGATCTGCTTGGCACAAGTATGCTTCATCATCAAAGATCCAATCGCCTTGACGGTGTACAAAATTACCCAATTCTTTGTAAGTTTCTCGATATATAAAATTACCACCGACCAACTTTTCCATTTCGACCCACCACTGCATTCTTTCTGGGTGTGATCGCCACATAGCAGCCCTGTTGGCTTCTGATTTAAGGAAACAACCGTCACAATTACTTGTCGTTGTTAAACGAAGATCAAAATTAAAAGCTAATCTTTGTTTGCCCCAAAATTCTAAAACGTCAGGTTTTCTAATTTGATCAGTATTTAAAGGATGCCAGTAATTAATATATTTAACTGGGCTGGGTTTTACACGCCGCGCTTCATCAGCCCTAATACCAACCGCATTACTCCAACCCTTCCAGCCAATAGATTTTAAAAAATAATTTGTTGGCATTATTTTTAATCGTTGTGTGCAAAATCTTCGGACACTATCAGGAACACGTTTGTGATAAGAAATAAGTGCTTTGAAAGGTTCGCCATTACGACTAGCTGAGTTGTGGCTAACTTTTTTGAATGAGTGCTTATCTGTTCGGCGGTATTCAACCCATGTAATAGGCACACGCCAGCGCTCACTGCACTCTTGCACAAAATCTAATGTCTCAGGCATTTCACGCCCAGTGTTTGCAAAGACAACTTTAGCTCTTTCTGGCAAATTTCCATTAGCATCCAAGATTTGATGCAACATATATCCGCTAGTGCGCCCACCGCTAAAACTTATAAGCACGTTACCGTCAGGCAATTTGTATGGATTATCTGTCATAGATCCTCGCTCAGTATCTCATCGAGGATAAGCGGAACCTTACCCGTGCCACTGCACACTGCACACTCAATCTGTTCTTCCAGGCTATCACCACCGCTGTACTCAACAGGCCAGGCAATTGTGAACGGCATAGATCTTTCGCCGAAACCACGGCAATGTTTGCATTGGATGAGTACTTGGTCATTCATTAACCACCCGTAGCTTAATTAGTGGCCGTAAGAATTTCTCGACATCATCAACGGATCTGCACAACGCCCACTTAAATCCAGCCTCACACAATGCATCGCGCATCCGGCGTTGGTTTTCGTTCATGGATCCGCGCTTGGTTTTTAACTCTATGAAGAATGTCTCAGCATTACCGCTTGTCGTGTGTTCAATCGGCACAAAGATTTCTAAGTCTGGCCAGCCGTATTTCGTACCCAACTTCT